GATAAATGTAAGTCAAAAGGAGAAATAAATGGCTAAAGACACGAAAAATGCCGTTTTCATAGATGGAATTGAACATGATATTGATGCGATGACCGATGAGCAAAAAAATTTGATTCATCACGTAGCGGATTTGGACAGGAAACTGGCTTCCGCTAGGTTTAATGTAGATCAACTTCAGGTTGGTCGAGATGCGTTTTTCAAAATGCTGAAAGATGCACTAGATAAAAAGGAAGAGTAAATGGAATGCCCGTCCAATCCTCAGTGCCAAGAAATTGCAGACAAGTCCGTAAAGAAGGTTTTTGCAATCCTTGGTGTTGATATTGATGATCCAAGTGCCGTGGAAGAATTCCGCGAAGACTTACGCTTTGGTAAAAGGCTTCGCAAATATTCAGACTACGGAACTATGGCATTGATAGCCGCGGTATTTGTGGCATTAGGCGCGGCGCTTTGGGCGGGCATTGTTACAAGGATTTCTGGAAAATGAGTGATCCAGTTGTTCATCCGGAATCGGCAAAAGAAGTCGCAGGTAAGACTATCGGTAAGCAGGGACTTTTCTATATCACGCTCATCGTATGCGTAGGTGTTGGCGCATCTATTGTGCTGGAAGAATCCAAGATGGCTGCGGTGATGGGGCTACTTGGTGCCAGCCTGACCGCTTTGATTTCCATGATGAACGGCATTGCCGGTGCTACTCCGAAGCAGGATAAGCCGGAGTTTGAAGTGATGAAGCAACTCATTGAACGTCTTGACCGCATGGCTGACCGCGATCCCATGTCTGTATCTGTGGAAAGCGATAAGGTCGTAGTCAAGAAGGGTGACAGCGAAGTTCACACTGCGAGGTAAAAATGATTCCGATTCCTGCCCTTTTATCCGTTGGCGCGAAGCTGATTGACAAGTTCTTCCCTGACGCACAGGCTGCGGAACAGGCGAAATTGAAGCTGCTGGAGATGCAGCAAAACGGGGAACTGGCGCAACTGAACGCCGATGTATCCGAGCAAGAAGAACTGACGAATCGCCTTCAAGCGGATATGAGTAGCGATAGCTGGCTATCCAAGAACATCCGCCCCATGACGCTGGTATTCATTCTGGTGACCTACACGGTATTTGGCCTAATGTCTGCGTGGGATATTGACGTAAATAACAACTACGTCGAACTGCTGGGTCAGTGGGGGATGCTGATTATGTCCTTCTATTTTGGAGGCCGGACGCTTGAGAAAATCATGAGCTTCAAAAAGGCCAAGGAATGACCCAACTTACCGCCAACTTCTCGCTTGAAGAACTGACCCGCTCCGAGGCTGCTGACCGCAACGGCTGGGACAACACGCCCAACGCGCAGGAGATTGAGAACCTGAAGCGCCTTGCTGCTTTGCTTCAGCAGGTCAAAACGGCGGTGGGTGGCAAGCCCGTGATGATCAACAGCGGGTTTCGGTCAAAGCAGGTCAACGATTCCGTAGGTTCCAAGGACTCAAGCCAGCACCGTCTGGGCTGTGCTGCGGATATTCGGGTGCCGGGGATGAAGCCTCGGGAAGTAGTGGAAGCCTGCATCGCTGCGGGGGTGCCGTTTGACCAGATTATCCTTGAGTTTGATTCATGGACTCATGTGTCTGTGCCGAACACGCCGGAGTTTAAACCGCGCAACTCCCGCCTGATTATTGACAAGCAGGGAACGAGGCCATTCGTATGAGTTCCGCGGTTAAGTCAGATCCGAGCAAATGGAAGCGGGTTGTGGCTTCCGTCAAAGCATCTGGAAAAGGGGGTAAGCCGGGGCAATGGAGCGCCCGTAAAGCCCAGCTTGCCACCCAGAAATACAAGTCCTCCGGCGGGGGTTACAAAGGCCCAAAAAGCGCCGATAATGCCCTTACGAAGTGGACTAGGGAGGACTGGGGGACTCGGTCTGGTAAGCCCTCGACTCAGGGTCCAAAGGCTACCGGAGAGCGATATTTGCCAAAAAGTGCTAGGGAAAAGCTGACGCCCGCCGAATATGCCTCTACTACTCGTGCCAAGCGAGAGGGCATGAGGAAGGGTAAGCAGTATGTCCCGCAGCCTGAATCAATCAAGAAAAAGGTGTGGTGATGACAGTTGCTGCCGTGATGACGTATGACAGTTTGGTCGCTGATGTTCAGTCTTACCTTGAGCGGACTGACCAAGCAACCGTCGAGAAAATCCCGACTTTTATCATGTTGGCCGAACAGGTCATTGCTAATGACATCAAGTTCCTTGGCAACCTGACTGTTCAGGAAAGCAACATGGTTCAGGGTCAACCGATCATTGATAAGCCTGCCAGATGGCGAAAGACCGTCTCCATGAATGTGACGGTAGCCGGGAACAAGCAGCCGGTATTTCTGCGGAAGTATGAGTATCTTAGGGAATATGCCCCAGATGCTACCGCTGGTGGCGTTCCGAAGTTCTATGCTGATTACGACTATACGCATTGGCTGGTAGCGCCCACTCCCGCTGACGACTATACCTTCGAAGTGCTTTACTACGAGCGTGTGCAGCCTCTGGACTCATCGAACCAAACGAACTGGTTCACGATCTATGCGCCGCAAGCGATGCTTTATGGCACGCTGCTGCAAGCAATGCCTTTCCTGAAAAACGATGAGCGCATTCCGATGTGGCAAGCGCAATATCAACAGGTTATCTCGTCCCTGAAGGGCGAGGATATTCAGCGAATTGCTGACCGACAAGCGAACGTCTTGGATACCTAATTATGAGCTATAACTCCCCATTCACAGGAAACGTAGTCCAGCCGACTGACGTTTCTTATCGCGCATTTACCATTTCCGCCGATACTCAGCTTGAGTGGCCGATCAATGGGAATGCTACCGATGATTATTCAGCAAGGATTATGGAAGTCACGGCATCCGCTGGAAGCCTTGAGCTTTGGATGCCTCCTGCGAATCAAACTTCAGTGGGTAATGATGCGCTGATCAGAAACGTAGGAAGCAATACCTTTGTAGTAAAAGATTATGCTGGCGCAAATACCATCATATCGATTGCTGCTGGCGAAGCAAAATATATCTACATCACGGATAACCCCGATGAAGAAGGAACTTGGGGAATCATAGCCTTTGGCGTAGGCACATCAAATGCTGATGCGGCGACTCTTGCCGGATATGGGTTAATGGCTTCCGGCGTTACGTTGAATCAAGCGTCAGCAGTTACTACATTTTCAACCAATAGAAGTGCAACAACTTCTGACAGAGCCGAGCTTTTGGTTTGGACGGGCGGCGCTGGAACATTGACGCTTGATCTTGCGGCAACTCTAGGCAACAACTGGTTTACTCAAGTCAGAAATGCTGGAACAGGGCTTTTGACTGTTGCTTGTAGTGGCGGAGATGTATTCAACGGGTCTTCCAGCGTAACGCTGCAGCCTTCTGATTCCTGTTTTATTGCCTGCTCTGGAACGGCTTTTTACTCTGTCGGTCTTGGGAAGAATACGCAGTTTAATTTCTCTCAACTGGTTAAGACCGTATCAAGTGGCACTTATACCCTGACTGCATCGGAAGCCTCTAACGTCATTCAAAAGTATGTGAGTGTAGGCGATCTGTCTGGCAACGTCACAATCATTGTTCCGCCTACCATTCAGGTCTATTACATCCAGAATGCTACTTCTGGTGGTGTTTCAAATTACACCGTAACTATAAGCACCGGAGTCTCTGGTGGCGGTAATGCAACAATTGCAGCCGGTCAACAATCCACGCTTATTTGCGATTCAATCAATCTTGTAAACGCAAATACTGTTCTTGCTGGATCTACTTCGATCAGCCTTATTGATGGAACTGTAGGGTCACCTGCGCTTAATTTTGGTAGTGAAGCATCTACAGGTATATACAGACCGACTTCCGGTGAATTTGGTATTTCTATTCTTGGCACTCAAAGGGCGGTTGTTTCTGCTACTGGAATTTCTGTAACAGGATCTGGAACATTTTCTGGTGGAGTATCTGGCGGGACGTTTACATGACCAAGAAAGTATTTTCTCTTGATACCAAAGCTGGCATCCAGAGGGATGGAACTGTTCTTGATAAGCAGTTCTACCACGATGGCCAGTGGGTAAGATTTCAGAGAGGTAGACCCAGAAAGATTGGTGGTTATCGTGACATGACCAGTCAGTTTGATGGTTATTCCCGCGGCATTTACGTTGAATCAGAAGATGGCTACAACAGAATCTTTAATGGATACAACGATGGCCTGCAAAGATTCGTTTGCGATAACAATGGCATTGGCTCTGGGATTTCAGAATATTCATTTGGCGGTCCAATCCTTACGACCAATAATCTGGTTGGCGGATCAAGCTATACCAATGGAACCTATACGACAGTTCCTCTGACTGGCGGTAGCGGAACTGGAGCGGAAGCAACAATCGTTGTTGCTGGTAACGTGGTTACTACCGTTACGATTACGACTGCAGGAAATGGATATGTTGTTGGTGACCAGTTATCTGCTGCGGCGGCCAATATTGGTGGAACTGGATCAGGATTTACTGTTGATGTTGCAACCTCTGAAGATAAATTCACACCTAACGATCTGAATCTATGGCAATTTGATGGATTTTTTGACGCAACCGGCGGAAACAATAATCTCATCCTTGCCCACCCGGGGCTGAATCTTTCTGCAATCGATAACACGGTTTCAAGCGCGGTATTGGCAGGAAGCCCGGGCGGTAGCGTTATGTATCCGCTGCAGGATAGCCAAGGCTCATCTCCGACCAATGAATATATTGAAGTCGCTGGTGGTGTAGTTGCGCTGCATCCTTATGTTTTTGTTTATGGTGATAACGGCCTTATCAAGAACTGCTCTGCTGGCAACGTATTTGACTGGAATAGCGCAGACGCAAACGAAACGAATATATCAAGCCAGAAGATAGTAAAGGGCGCGTCTGTTCGAGGCGGCTCTAATGCGCCTTCCGGCCTTTTTTGGGCGCTTGATAGCTTGATAAAGGTTAGCTATGCGCCGACCACCGTTGCCAGTCAAACTTTATATTGGCGGTATGACGTTATTGGCAGCATCTCAATCCTTTCTAGCCAGTGCGTCATTGAGTATGACGGCATCTATTATTGGATTGGTGTTGATAGATTCTTGCTATACAACGGCGTTATCAAGGAAATCCCGAATACGATGAACCAGAACTGGTTCTTCGATAATCTCAACTACAGCCAAAGGCAAAAGGTCTGGGCGACGAAAGTTCCCCGTTATGGTGAGATTTGGTGGTTCTATCCCCGAGGAAACTCTGAGGAATGCAATGATGCAATCATCTTCAATGTCCGCGAAGGAACGTGGTATGACGCCGGATCTGCGCTGGGCGCGAGACGGACTGCCGGATACTTCTCGCAAGTTTTTGCGTTTCCGGTAATGGCTGGTGAAGATGTTTCTGTGCAGACCACTCTTTTGACGCAAGATATTGTTACTCTGAATACCTCGAATGTCGTAGTTACTGCGATCAATGAGGCGGTTGCGGCAAATCTGCTTTTGGTTGCAACCGGGGTGCCTTCGGGAACTACTATTATTGATGTTCAGCCCTGCTCATCGAACTTTGATGCGACGATTTCAGGAACGACTCTGACCGTATCCGCATTGAATACCGGAACGATCAAGGTTGGTCAGGTGATTTCAGGGTCTGGAGTAACTGCAGGAACCGCGATT